GAAAAAAAATAAGATAAAAAAGTAATATATTTGTAAACATAAAAGCAAAATAAAATGGCAGAAGAAAGCAAAATTATTGAAGAGGTAGTTGAGTCTACTGAAGAAACAAAAGAACAGGGCTTTGACCCAACAGCATTTCTCGATGGAGAAGCTGCTGAAAAAGTAGAATCTTTAACGAATGAAGAACAGCCTGAAGAGGTTAAATCAAAAGATAATACCGAATCAGAAAGCGAAACAGAGAGCGAAGGCGACTTTTCGTGGGATTCAGTCGAAGTTGATTCCAAAGTGGGCGAAGAAACTAATGACCCCAAAGCAGAAGAAAAGACTGAAGAAGACAATGATTGGGATGATGAAGACACGGTAGTAGAAAACAAAGAAGAACCTGTAACGGCAGAATTTGACTGGGAAGGTTTAAGTAAAGAAGCAGGAATCGAGGCTTCAAGTAAAGAAGAGTTTATAGCTCAAGTTAAAGATGCTATGAAGCCAGATGTAGAACCTAATGATACAATAAAAACATTAGGTACTTACTTAGAGCTGTCTGATAAGGATTTAGTAATAGCTGATATGCGTGCCGCAAAATATGATGATGCAGACATTGAAGATACTATTGAAAGATTAGAAACAGCAGGACTTCTTAAAAGAGAAGCAACTTTAGTTAGACAACAACTAAACAAGCACATACACTCTGAGAAGGACAGAATAAGAGAAGAAAAAGCTCAAGCAGAGCAAAGCAAAACTGAGAATGCTAATAAATCTCGCAAAGAACTACAAAGCTTTATTAAGGGTAAAGAAGAGTTCTTTGGAGGTAAAGTTTCTCAGAAAGACAAGAAACAACTGTATAATTATATAACCAAAGGAGATTTTGCCCAAGACATCTTTGAGTCTCATGCCAATGTTGCGGAGGCCGCTTTCTTATGGCAAAACAAGGAAAAGATTTTCAAGATGATTAAAACGCAAGGCGTTGAACAAGGAAAGTCGAAGGTCCTGGATGGTATTACTTCTCCAAGTAGAGGTAATCGTTCTTCTAATAGTTTTGAGGCTCCAAGCAAAGGCTTTGACCCGAATAAGTTTATGGCTTGATAATTATATATTGTTAATATAAAACAATTTTTAATTTAAAAACACTCAGAAAAAATGAGAGTATATACCGCTAAATACGATGCCGCGTATAATGACGAAAGCAATTCTCTGGTGGCAAACTTATTAAAGTACCCAGAAATTGCAAAAAAAGTAATCGAGCTTTATCCTCGATACACTACAACTTACCTATTGGAAAAATTAGGTTTTGGTGCTAGTGAAAAAGTATTAGGAGACAATTCTTTCGAATGGAAGTCTATGGGCCGATACAGACAATTGCAAAAATTAAAAACAGCAATTAACAACTCAGGTACTAATGTAGCAGTTGGTGATACAGACACTAATATTGCAATTGTTGAAACTGGTGATGATGTTTGTATGGTTAACAAGTACGATATTATTCGTCTTGTTGATGGTTCTAAATATTATGTAACTAATGTTGCTGCTGTTTCAGGTGGAGCTAGAGTTCTTACTACAGAAGCATTAACAACTTCTTCTGCAGCTGCTGCAGTATTAGCAGCTGATTCTGTTGTTGCTGTTATTGGTAACGCTTTTGGAGAAGGTTCTTCGGGTGATGACGTAGGTCAAGGTTATTCTTACCCTGAAACTCGTAAAAACTACGTGACTATTTCTCGTAAGAAATTAGTTATTGATGCTCGTGACTTAACAGATGTTACATGGGTTGAGCACAATGGACACCGTCTATGGTTCTTTACTAAAGAGCAACAAACTGAAGCTCAGTTTATGTATGACCTAGAGGTTATGCGTTGGTTTGGTAAGTCATCTATGTCTGGAGCAATTACAACTCCAGGTGGTGCTCAAACAAAACAAACTGACGTTCCTGTTATGGGAGATGGTATCTTAGAACAAATTAAAGGTGCTAACACTTTAACTTATGAAGCTTCTGGTTCTGCAACCTCTGCAACATTAACTGAAGATAAGATTTTAGAGTTTATTGGAAACTTATCTCTTAATGCTGAAAACGCAACAGGTAATGAGTGGGTTGTATTTACTGGTACACAAGGTAAAATCCAATTCCACAAAGCAATGAAGGATTTAATTACTAATGGTTCAGGCGGTGGAAGTGCAGGTTCTGTATTTATTGACAAAGCTGGTCAAGATGTTGCATTAGGTGCTAACTTCTCTACTTTTTACGCTTTAGGTAATAAAATTACTTTAGCTCACTGTCCAGTATTTGATGACCCTAATATTGCTCCTGCTCCAGGTTATGCTAATGACGCTGCTTTAGGTGATGCATTTGCAGGTCAAAAATTATCAGGTGTTATGGTATTCTTAGATATGGGAAGTACACAAGGTGTACCTAACATTGAATTGATTGCTAAAGGCGCTGAAGGTACTAATCGTAACTGGGTTAAGAAATACGTTCCTGGTATGATTAATCCTTATGATTCAAAATCAATGCTTGCAGCTAATGGTGATGATAAATTTGAATGTCACTGGTTAACTCAATCAGGTATTATAGTTCGTAATCCACTTTCTTGTGGTATCTTACATCCTGTAGATGTAGTACTATAGTATATAATTAATAGAGCACACCTCTTCGGGGGTGTGCTTATTTTTAACAAAAAAAAAGCAAAAAATGAAAGCAAGAAATTTTGTACAGTACGATTTTTTTAAAATTAAAAACTTTATGTTTTTTGAATTTAATGCGTACAAAGGTTTAGATGGAAAAAGAGTAGAATATAAAGATATTAATGGTGATGTTCAACCATTAAGATTTACTAGCCCTACTGTTCTATTAGACATGGATAATGAAGGTCATGTATTGATAGATAATTTTTTAAAAAATTACCCTGCTGTTAGAGCTGGTCAATGGAAAAGAACAGACATAGGAAGGCAAGAACAAGAAAAAACAAAAGCAACTCTAGATTCAGCAAGAGCTATAATAGAAGCTGCTAAAATGACTGATAAAGAAGTTAAACAATACTCAACAATGAGAAGGTTTAATTTAAATTCTGATACAGATGTTTTAAGAGCTAGAATTATTGAAGATGCACAAGAAAATGCAGATGTTTTCATGGAAACTCATTTTGACCCAGAAAAAGATTTGCGCGTGTTTATTATAGAAGCTGTTAGAGAAAGAAAGATTAATTACGAAAACGATACTTTCTATTACGGAAGAGAAGCAATTGGAACTAACGAAGAACAAGTGCTAGTTTGGTTAAAAGATAACAAAGATATTTTAGCTATCTTGAAGCATGAAATTCGTGGTGAATCAAAACCTAAAACTAAAACAGTTAAAATAGAAGATTAATGACTGACGCTAATGCAAGAGCTCGAATAAGAAACATTATAGACAGTGAAACTACTGCGTACTTTAGTGACACAGAGTTAGACGAGTTTATGAAGATGGCTACTGATGAGTTTTGGCAGCAGTATTATATGGCATTTGAAACTAATCAAGACAATAGAGATAAGCTTGAAAAACTAGTTACATATGAAGAAAAAGATATATCAGATGAGTCTCCTTATAATGTAGGTAATTTATCCTATACTTATGGAAGGCTTTTGTCAGTTTATGTAAAAGATAGTCCAAAAGTAAACATTAAAGTTATTCAAATTGGTGATATATCGTCTTACTTAAATGACCCTTTTAATAAAGCTGATGCTAGTAATCCAGTAATATACTTTTCAGGTGGTAATTTAGTTTCAATAGGTTTTAATTCAATAACAAAAATTGTAATTACTTATTTACAATATACTACTGACTTTACAGACTTAAGCAGTATTACACACGAAGAGGTGTGTCAGATTGCGGCTCGTAAAGTACTTGCAACGTTGGGAGATGCAAGATATAATGCGGTTCAGACAGAAATAACTGAACGACGAGTATAAAGATGCTTTTTGCTCCCTGCTTTCTAGAAAGGGTGAGGTAGGGTAACTTACTTTGCCCTTTCTTATTAAAAATTTATTATGGCAACATTAAACGAAATAGCGTACAATATTAGAAATACCGCATCAGGCGGTGTAGCATCAGATGACACTGATATTTCTTTAAGACAGATTAAATTTATGGTGCATTACCATAGAGCAAATCTTTTGTTACAATACACGGATAATGGTAAAAAGGTATCTAATAGTTGTTTTCAGGTAGATGTTATAAACCCAAAATCTAATGGCGTAATATTAAATGATTTTGTAGGTTTTAATGAAAATAGGGCTGTGCGAAGTATTGCATATAAAGATGATACTTCTGTAGACTCTAGTTACGAACCATTACCTATTATACAAAATCATGATAGAATGTTCGTGAACAATTCTAGATTCATGAAAGGCGCTAGTAAAAAAATTGCTACATTATCTGATAGAAAGTTATATATATGGGAAGGTGACAGTACAGTTGGTTCTGGGGTAGTAGAAGTAAATGCAGTATTTAGTAATCCTACATTGGTTAGTTCTTATGTAGATGACGATACAACGCAGTATCCGATTCCCGAAGAATTGATAACCCCGTTAGTAGGAAATGTATTGAAACAGGAGTTTAGTGCCTTGTTAGGAGTTCCTTCTAAAACACCAAATGACCAAGCAGATGAAAATACGCCACAGAAAAAGCAATAATCATTACAAGAAATATAAAGATAAATATGTTTCTGTAAAGGATGTTTATAATACAATAAAACATTCAATAAGGGTTAAAAGCGAAAGAGGAAGTAGAATATTAAGCTACAGCGAATATTATTCGATATTAAGCACTTTTTTAGATGAAGTGGTAGATGTGGTAGCAGTAAAGCAAGAAGTGTTTAAAATGCCCTCTAAAATGGGTAATATCTATACTAAAAGGTTGCCACATAAAAGACCTTTTCATGTAAGAATAGATATAGAAGAAACAAAGAAAAAAGGCGAGGTAGTTTTATATAAAGTACCTATTTTAGATGATGATTACATAAAGTTGTGGTGGGATAGGCCATATAAGTACTCTAAATATAAAGTCTTGCCGTTAAAAAGATTTAAAGAGCAATTAAATAAACAAAAATGAAAGGTAGCCCAAAAATTAGTGTTAAGCAGGTAGTGTCAGCAGTTATAAGAAATTTAGGAATTCAAGATGCTGCAAGAGAGTTTCACAATTTTGTTGAATGGGCTTTTGAAGCTGAAAAGAAAATAGGTTCTTCTATAACTTTTGATAAAAAAATAACTACATTAACTGTTACTGATAAAAAAACATTATTGCCAGATGATTATCTAAATCTTATAGAAATAGTAAATGGTGATGGTGGCGCTTACGATGACACAAGATGTTATATATCAGGAGGTTATCTTAATATAGATTTAGAAAACACTACAATTGATTTGCATTACGAAGCAATATCTACAGATAATGAAGGTTACCCAACTATATCAGCAGACCACGAAGATGCTATAGCTTCTTATATAATGTATAAATATAAAGGAAGAGAGTATTATAATCAAAAACTTCCTAGGTATGTATATCAAGATTTAAAACAAGAATGGTCTTATCAATGCGCTCAAGCGAGAGGTAAAGACAATATGCCTACTAAACAGCAATGGAGAAATATAAGTAGATATTGGAACTCATTGCGTCCTTACACTGAAGATGTTACTAAACGTAAATTGTTTTAATAATGGCGCAACCTGCTAAAAAACCTAATTCTTTTATAAAAGGAATGCAATCAGATTTAGACGCTAATGTTATGTCTACTGATGCCTACAAAGAACTTATTAATGGTAGAGTATTTACAAGAGAAGATAATGCTTTTGTAATTAAAAACGCTCAAGGCAATACTGTATTTACTACATTAGAATTTGATGCAATTAATTATTTAATTAATAATACCACTTTAGCTGCAAACTCTCAAATAGCCGCTACAGTAGATGACGATGGTAATGTAGTTGGTTTTGTTTCAGCTAATCTATTAGGTGTTAGATTAACTATTTCAGGCTCTGGTTTTACAACAGAACAGTTTACTTTTATAGAAGGTATGACAGGTTCTTATGGTATTACTTATGGTGCAAGTTCGCTTTTTAGAGATTTATTATGGCAATGCACTGCATTAGCAATGAGTAGCCCAACAGTTTCTGCTGCATTAACCTTAAATGTTACATTTGCTACAACAAGCCAAGGGGTAAATTTAAAAATTATACAAAAGTCTAACACAACTTTATCGGTTGGAGTTGAGGCTTATTATCTTCCAAGTGAAGATAACCCTCAATATATTTCTTTAACTAATGGAAACGGTTTAACACAATCTGTTTTAACAGGTGTTCAGCATAAAATAGTAGGGGTAGGAAAATTTTCTGATTATGCTGCAGTAATTGCACATGGCATGTTAGGTGCTAATGATGTAATATTTAAAGTTAATATTAATGCCGATGGCTCTTTAGGGGCTCAAGAAGCAATGATACAGGCTGACTTATCTTTAGACGATGATACATCTTTAAGGGTAGAGGTGTCAGAAGAAAATGAACATTTCCATAGAATTTATTGGACAGATGGTATTAATCCATTACGTACAATAAATTTAAAAGAAGACCCAGAATATTATGTTGGTATTACTGCGGATGATTTAAATGTTTTTAAATCTTCTAATTTAATTGCACCAACAATAAATAATTTATTGCCAGGTGGTATTGTAAAATGTGGTTCTCATTCATATTGTTACAGGTTAATTACAACTGATGGAAAGTCATCAATAATATCACAAATATCTAATCCTATACAAGTTTCTAGGACTAATATTAATGAAGAATATCATAAAGTAGCAGGTGGTAGTTTAGCTACTGAATCAGCCAACTCTGTATCTTTAACTATAAACAATATAGATGAATCTTATAATGCAATACAAATAATTAATATTAGATATACATCTAGTGAAGGTGGTATAGAAGCTAACATAATTACAGAAAGTAATATAGCAGGTTCTACTTTTCAATATACACATAATGGTAACGAAACTACTACAAGTATAAGTATTGGTGAGTTATTAAGAAATAGAGTCAGTTGGGAAGTATGTAAGGATTTAGCTATAAAGGGTAATAGATTATTTGCTTCAAATTTAACAAATAACGCTCAAACAGTAGATGTAGATTTAAGAGTCAAATCTTATAGATATGGTTCTAATGGTAGTAGTAGCCCTGAAACATATCCAGATACTTTTATAAATCCAGATTTATATGAAGACACTTTATATAAAACAACTTATTATGCATATTGTAATTTAGGTAGTGGAGCCTTACCAATACCTGGCGCAGAAACGCCTGGTTTTGCAACAGCAACAGATGGGGTAAGAGTAACGTTTGATGTAAAAAAGTTTGACCTTAGTCAAATGGAACATTTTAAAAATGCTGAATTAGATGGGGCTACTACTCCAAGTGCAATGGCTCATAGAATACATAATACTGTACCGTTGTATGGATATTTAGATAAAACTTTTAATGGAGGTTATAATAATTATAAAAACCCACTTTTTGCTAAAGATTTTACAGGCTATCAAAGAGGTGAAGTATATAGATTTGGTATTTTATTTTATGATACATCAGGTAATCCAACTTTTGTTAGTCCTATAGGTGATATACGTATGCCTGACAATGAAACATTGTATGGCTCATCAGTAGGTGGAAATGTATCTTATCAAAATAGTGATGGTGCAAGAACTTACAAACATTGCGGAACTTTACCATCTAAAGAAGATAGTTGGTCTTGGACAAGTGGAAGCACAACATTAACTAAAAATGGTGCTGCTACAGCTAGAGCTTTAGGAGATTTAGTAAGTAATGGTTTAGCAGGTGAAACATCAATACCTAAAGGAGTTTATATTACCAATATAGTTGATGCAAATAATATAACAATTTCAAAACAAACAACAGGAGCAAGTAATTATTCAGGTGATGTAGTTTTTGATAGACCTTTAGATGATGTATCTGGGTTTGCTTTGTTTCCAAAGTTTGAAGTAAAATTATCTGCAGCTACAAGAAGCAAAATAAGTGGGTATTCTATTGTAAGAGTTGCAAGAGGCGAAAATGATAAAAGAATATTAGCAAGCGGAGTAATAAGTCAAATACAAATACACGCTAATAATGACGGCAATGGAACGATGCGACATATGAATGGTCCAAGCTCTATTACTCCATTTACTCCTTTACAAACTCAAGAGTCTTATAGTAATACTAATTTTACTTATGACACTCCTGAACCTTATTTTGGTAAATTAAATTATCAAAAAAGACAAAATGATAAATTAAAAGTAGTTGCAAGGTTAGATGTAGGTTATTCAAATTATAATGATGAATTACCAGAATTTACAAATATACAGTCTGACCAACAGGGTTTTGAAAATCTTATGCAGTTTGCAACATATTACAATGCTGGTCAAGGTCAATTAGTAACTGATGTACAACCATATATATTGTCAGGAAGGTTTAACCCTAAATCTAGTACTTCCGAATGGGAGCGTATACAATATTCTTTTTTACCATTATATAGTCAATATTGGGCTAGTACAAATATATTTAGAGGATTATCAGACTCAGACAAGATGTTTGAAATTAAACACGCAGAAACTGTAAGTAATGGTGCTATGGTTTCTAATTTAAGAATGAGTGACCATGACGAGCATTCTCAAGGTCAAAAAAATCAAGACTTTAAAAATAAATTAAGAATTGCTTGGAAAAATGATGATGATGTATTAAGACATGCATCTGACACTGTTACTGATGAAAAATGGAGTTCAGGTGATTATTCTGGTTCTAACTCAAGCACCCTTTACAAAAACACCTTACATGGAGCTCCAACTATGTTTGTTTCTTTAGAGGCAGGTGGTTCAGGTGATGCTATATTTCCAGCAGATTATCATTGTGGTACAGGAGACCATCAGGACAATTCTTTTATGTTAAATTATAGAGGTAATGGTACTGCTTTTGTAAACCAAAGATTGTATGGGCAGAAATTATATGTTCAAATGGTAAGAAATGTGTCGGAATCTCAATATGGTGGTAGGTCTGACGCTTCTTTTGAAAATAGTCAATATATAAATACAGGTCATGTAAACTTCAACCCACAAGCTACTAATGTTGATTCTGTTTTTGGAGGCGACACCTATATTAATATGTATATTAAAAAGAAAATAGGTAAGTCAGAAATAGGTAGTGGAGCTCACCCATCAATGGGTATAATATTTCCAGTAGAGTCGTCAGTAAATTTAGACTTAAGAGATGGTGTTTATTTAGGTTCTACAGATGATATAAACTATCATGTTTATGATGATGAGTTAATGAATGAAACATATGGTTGTGAAAATACAACTAAAACATATGTACAAAAACCAGCAAATTTTAAAGATGTAAATAACTATAGTAATTTAATAGCAGCATCTAACTTAAAATTAGCAGGTGACCCGTTTGACGCTTATACTACATGGGATGCAAATGAAATTCACGAACTGGAAACTGGTAAAGGTGCTATATATAATTTATTTAATTTAAGAGGTGACTTGTTTGCAGTACAACAATCAGGTGTTTCTAAATTAACTATTAACCCAAGGGTTGTTGTAGATAATACAGACGCAGCTGCAGTAATGATTGCTACAGGTACTGGTCAAGTAATAGAAAGAAGTGATTATATAGACACTACTTATGGTAGCCAACACTATAACAATGCTATAGTTACAAATACAGCAGCTTATTGGTATGACAACAACATGTCTGCTTTTTGCAAATTAGTTTATGGTCAAGGTATAGTTGTACAAGATTTAGGTATAACAACTCAAAACACAAATATATTGCATTCTATTAAAGATGCAGTAATAGGTGATAAACCATTAGATTACAGTGTTGGTGGAGTTTGTTTGTATCATAATAAAATATTAGATGAGGTAGGTTTATGTATAACTCAAGCTTCTACAGGAACTCCTTTACATTTAGTTTATAGTGAGTTAAGCGATTTAATGGTTACAAAAAAAACAGATGTAATATCTTTAGCTTTTAACCTGCCAGGCGAATTATTAACGGTAGGAAGAAATGGTTCAGCAAATTCTATTTTAGCGCAAAAAATATATAGAGAAAATACTAACACTAATTTTACTTTCACAGATTCGGTAAGTAATACACCGTTTACAACAACTGGAACAGGAGATAAAATGGTGCACGGAAAACATATTATACCAATAACAAGCACTGATGGTACAGCTAAAGCAACAGGTCAACATTTAACTATAAAAATAGATAGTACTGATGCAGCCAAGATAGAGTTGTTTGGTGCTTTAATACATAATAGAACTACAACATGATTAAAGACCTTACATTTAAACAAGAAAAAGCTTTAGCTAATGAGTTATATTACGGTGGTGGAGTAACTAAAAAATACTCTGGCGGTGGTATGGCTGCAATGTTTTCTGCAGGTGGCGCTGACCCTAGTATGTTTCAAGGCAATTATCAAGACATGTTAAATCAAGGGTTAGACCCTACAAGAGATGATATGTCTACTTTTAGAAAAGGTACTAGCTTTAAAGATGCTGATAAAGCAGCAGGAGTTACAGCTATGGCTGGTAGTGCTTTAACAGGTATTGCAGATGCTTTTGATAAAGACCCTACTAGATATGATAATGCCGATGTAGCTAAAGAGACTATAAAATTTACACAAATGGGAGCTCAAGCAGGACCTATTGGAGCTGCTGTTGGTGCAGCAGTAGGGTTAGGTGTTGGTATAGCTAAAAAGAAAAAACTTGCAAAAGCAGAAAAAAAACAAAAAGCTAAAGAAGCAAGAGAAAAAGATTTAGCATTGTTTTTATCTGCAAAATCTGAAGATTACAAAGGATACGAAACAGGTGGAAAAATACCAATTGATAGCTTAGTTGATTTAAAATCATCTACTACGCCACCACAAAATAAACTTGACAGTGTAATACAAGGTTCAGCAATGAGCGCTGTAAATAGTTTTAGAACTGGTGAAGCTAAAGCTCATTTTCAAGGAATGTATGGAGATAACTATGCAGATAGCCTTATGAATAAATATGGAAGTTTGCCACCAAATTTTCAAGAACCTAAAGAAAAAATAAAACCAGAAGTTATGCAGGCTGCTATTAAAAAATTAGAATCATCTAATTATATGCCTGATATATCAGCAAGACAAGACCAAACTAATATTGGTATAGATTACTCACAAAGAGGTGCTGATGCAAAAAAACACTTTATGGATAAATGGGATTTAGACGAAGACCAGTATAACAAAGTTGATTTTTATACTAACGATAATAAAGTAAGGCAATATAATGTAGGAGGTATGACGACAGGTGCTTATAGTCATTCTACAAATCCATTAAAAGTAGTAGACAAATCAGGTAACGATACAGGTATGGAATTAACAGGTGGTGAAGGAGTCTTTGATAAACCATTCATGACTAAGCTACAAAGAATGTTATCTACTGGTGAATACAAAAAAGCAGGAAAAGCTGTACAAAGTGAAATGTCAACTTGGAAACATAAATAATGGCAAACGAAAAGAAAAATTCATACGACTACGACAAGTCAGGTAAGGATAAATACCAGCCATCTGGTGGGTGGTCTGATGGTGTAAGTGATGATGCTAAAAATTGGTATTACGCAAGAGAAAAAACTAAAGAATTTGAAGGTGGTGTTCAAACTACATCTACTGATTTAGGTAATTCTCAAACACTTGCTGATGGTACAGTTTTAAAAACAGCTACTAGATATGGTTTAACATTCAAAGCATATATGGCTTCTGTTGGTAAAGATGTTTCTAAAATGACAAAAGCAGAAACAGACAAATGGATAGGTGGATTTAACAGCACTAAGCAAGACCAGGTAGAAAAGATATTTAAAAAACAATACTGGGATAAATACAATTTAGGTCAAATTAAAGATAGAAAAGTAGCAGCTACTATTTATGATGCTGCGGTAAACCAAGGATATAACTTAGGTACAGGTAATAGTAACTCTACTTTAATGAGAGTTATGAAAGAGCTTGGTATAGAAGGTGATAACTCTAGTTTAGATAAAGCTATATCATCTATTAATAGTGCTATAGACTCTCAAGGCGGAGATAAAGTATTAGAAGCATACAACAACACAAGAGAAGAGTCTTATTGGAATTCTAAAGACATTGATGACAGCGCACATGGCTGGATGTCTAGACTTAACAAACAAAGAAATAACGATAATAAAAAATCAGATGTTGAGTTAAGAGCTATTAAAGACACTCAAGAGGCAGGCGGTTTTAAACCAAGCGCAGGAGAAGAAAATAAAGCAGCACTTGCTGCAACACAAGAGAAATTTCAAAAAGACTTGCAAGGTACTCAAGAAGTAATAGATGCAAGTACAGAAGAATTACAGCCAGGTGAATTAGATTTAGCTGACATTATTAGACGAGATGAAGCAGGAGAAGAAATAACAGATGCTGAGCGTAATTATTACGATACTACTTTTCAAAACGCTATGTTAAATGGTGATGAAGAAGCTTTAGCTATATATAATAACGCAAAAGAAGAAGCTGGTTTTCCTGACTTAATGACTAACTATGAGCAGTTAAATGCAGAGTTAGCAGATAATCAACTTAAACAAGATGAAACTGGTGGTTTAGGTCCTGCAATAAATATAGAACAACAGAATGCAGAACAAACAGAAGAAAACACAGGGTATGTTTCAGGGGACTCAACAGAACAAGATGCTTTAATAAAAGCTGAGCAAGATAAACAAGCAAGATTAAAAAACCAACAAGATGCATTAGACCGACATCAAGGCAGACTTGATAAGTTAATGGAAGAGTATGACGACCCTAAATATGGTCCAAAAAAACCTAAAACTGAAGAAGAAATAAATTCTGCTAAAGACGAAGCAAGAAATAAACAAATGCGTGCAGCAGAAGGTGTTCTTTCAGGTTTAAAAGCAGCAGCAGGTGTTATGTCATTATCTCAAGCTCTAAGAGACCCTGATGTAGAAACACCTGAAATATCTCCATTAGTAATTGAAGCACTTAATAAACAAAAACAATTAGCAAACTCTGGTTTAACTGCGGCAGAAAAAGCTGCTGCTATGCAAAATTTAGACAACGCATATGCAGGTGCTATGAAGAACGTTTTAAGAGCCTCTGGTGGACAAAGAGGATTGTTTTTAGCTAACCAAGGTGTAGTAGATGCAAACAGAATATCAGGGTTAAATCAATTAGCTGCTGAAGATGCAAAATTACATAGAGAAAATATTAAACAATATAACTCTTTAGCTTCAGCTGTAGGTACAATGCAGTTAAACAGAGATATGAATGTAGAACAAATGCGACAAACTACATTAAATAATAATAGACAAGTGTTATCTGGTATAGGGCAGAATTTATTGTCAGATGCTTTAAGTGATGTTTCATATTATTTAAATCCTAATAGAAAAAAGACTGAAGCTTTAACACAACAAATGCTTGACCAGTTAGCTGGTAATAGTGGAAATAAAGCTAACACAGATATAATAAATCAAGATGTAGAAACTGCATCAACAACAACTTCTGATGCAGATAATGCAGCAGATGCAAATGACGATAATAACCCTAAATAATGGACTACTCTAAAGTAAATAACGCCCTAAGTGGATGGGTTGGCTCAGGACAAAGAAGAGATAGAGCTAAAGCAGAATTAGGTGAAGCTATGCAATTGATGCAAGCGCAACAACAGTTGCAAGCTAATCAAAATGCAAAAGAGCAAGAGCTTAATGAATGGCAGCAATACATACATGGAATGGCAAGTCAAATTGCTGTTCGAAATGAAGACAAGGATAAAATACAGGCAATGTATGACCAAGAAAAAGATGTCTTTTTATCTGAATTAGAAAAATACGGAAACGACCCTGTTAAGTTCATGAATTCTGGTGGCAGAAAAACAATGCAAAATTTCTTCAACAATATTGCATTATCAGATGATGCTAAAAGAATATCAGCAAACACAAAACAAGTGCAAGGTTTTTATGAACAACTTGAAGGTGATAATGGCAAGAATGCTTACCTAATACCTAATCAAGTACGAAGAGAATTTAATGCTTATATGAGTGGAGATATAGATTCATTTAAGCATAGAAGTTTAGCTTCTTGGGACGAGCCTGGAGATGATTCAAGAGGAAATACATTAGCAGAAAAATACATGAACACAGGTACTAATTACCTTAAGTTTAAAAATAATTATGCTATTGAATATGGTTTAGGTGAAGAAGAATACTTAAATATATCTGACGACCAATTAGAAAGATATGTTGCAGAATATGTTGGCGGAGGAAATCCAATGCAAGCATTACAACCTTTGCAACAAGGCACGGAGGTTAATAAATCTGTAGCTGGTAGAATGCAAAGACAACATAAGCGTCTTGGAATGAAACAAATAGACACGTCTGTTATAAGTGGTAAATCTCAAGAGTATGTTACAGCATTAAGAGATTACGACATGGGTAACTTTAATGTTGGTGTTACGCCAAACAATACGGATATTATGGGACATCAAGGATTTATAGGAAATGAGTTGGCTATGTCGCAAGCTGTATTAGGTAAAAACACAATAGTTGATTTAGAAAAATACGCAGAAGATGTAAAAGCTGTGAATGGTGTTTGGTATGATGAAGATGGTGGAATGGTAACTCCAGGCGATGAAATGGGTGATATAAGACCAGGTGCTATATTTATGGGTTATAAAATAAAACAAGCAGATGGTTCTTATAAGTTAGTTAAGAAAGAAGACTTAGATGGTGAGCCTACAAATGCAGAACACGCGCTTATACAAGAATACGAAAGCGATGATGTGCTGTGGTTTAATAGTTATTACTATAATGAAATAGACCCTAACGATACTAAAACAATGTCAGCTTATTCTGATATACTAGGTCAAGATACTGCACTGCAAAGATACACAACAGATAAGTTGTCAGATGCACCAGAACCTGTAGTTAAAAAACCAATAACTGTAGACTCAAGCGTTAATGATATACAATCACAAGTAGGGTTGTATATAGACCCTGTAGAAAGAGTTATGGATGTAATAGGTTTGGGAACTAAAAAGAACGATACTACTAAAAGTATTTTATTATCTTTAGCAGCTGTAGAAGGAGATATGGATAAGGGTATAAATTCTTTAACACAAAGATTTAATCCTAATAGTTTTCCAGAGCTTAATCAAGCATTATTAAGTGGTTCTACAAAAGATTTTTTTGATGCATATTATGATTTATTAACTGCTAATGGTGTTGATGCACAAGCAGCAGAAGATTACATTATGCAAGTAGATAAATTAAGAGATAAGATACAAAGAGCTTTATAAAATGGCAGAAAACATGCTACCTGAAGAGTCACTCTGGAAAAGAGATACTCCTAAAAACGACATTAAAAAATACGATGAATCTTTAGACGATAGTTATAAAGCACCGCCATCTTCGGATGGCATTCATTTTGCAGGGACTGATGTCCCTATGCCTGTATTTATGAGACCTCCAGCACCAGAGCCACAACAGGCAGGTGAACTTATGGCAGGTAGTCAAGAGCCCGTAAAACCTACTGAAATAGATGAGGATATGGGCTTTATTGAAATGGCGGGTAAATCTTTCATTGTCGGTGTTGGTGACATGGTAGATAGCATGGGAGATATTGCTGATTTTATTAGTGGTAATTCTTCTTCTGAAGTATCTAAACAAGTTTATGGGTTAGACACATCTAAGCCTATTTCTGATTCATTACATAATTTTGCTGACTATTTACAGTCTTTTGGTGATGATGTACCAGGTCTTAATGATTTAGAAGATGTAACATGGGACGACTTAGCAGACCCTGATTTTTGGGCTACTGGTGTTGCTCGTATGTTACCTTTTGCTTTGTCATTAATGGTTCCTGCTACATATGCTGCAAGAGGTGTTCAATTAGCAACAAGAGGTGCAAAATTTGCAAGAGCATCACAAGCTGTTGCAAAAGGTGCTCAATCTATAGGTGCTACAAAATATGCAACAGAATTAGCGGCAAGAGGTTTAATTAAATCTTCATTATCTATCACAGCTGCGGGTGCTACTTCTAACTTAATAGAAGGTGCGGCATTAGCAGGTCAAACATTAAATGAAGGTGTTAAACAAGGTCTTACAGAAAATGAAGCTATGAATGCTGCTTCTTTAGTGTATAGAGATAACCTTGCGTCTATGGCTGCAGATGTAGTTCAATACGGGTTGTTTATGGGACAATTAGGTATTGGTCGTTCTGCTATGGAAGGTGCAAAAAAATTAGGTGCACAATTTGCAGGAACAAGCGCAGCTAAATCTGTAATGGGTGTGGCTGGTAAAGCAGCACAAAAAACAGGAGCTGCAGCATTAAAAGCACCAGGAATTAAAGAACCAATTAAACAAGCTTTTAAGGCTATAGGTATGGGTGCAGCTCAAGGTATTACCGATGGGGTTGTAGAACAGTTTCAAGAAGTGTACCAAGATTGGTCAGTGCAAAGAAGAATAGCAGATGAAAAAGGTCAAGACTTTCCTGGTTATTTAGATTTCTTTTTAGCAGACGAACAAAGACCAACAAGAGTATTGTCATTTGCTACAAGCTTACTTATGTCTGGAGCATCTAATACTATTAGAACAGCTTCAGAAAACAGAGTTGCTTTACAAAAGTCTATAGATAATAGAAATGAATCACATGAATACCTTAGTTCTTTCACAAAAGATTTAGATAGCGGTAATTATACTGTTAAGCGTAAGGTTAAAAAAACAGTAAAAGGTAAAGACGGAAAAGACCAAATTGTAGAAGAAGAAGTTACTGAAACGTTAGACGCTACTGAAGCAACTAATTTAATGAAAGATTCTGCTGCGTATAACTTAGCTATGAACGCAGTTAAGGAGGGTGATGAAAAAGTAGTATTAGACTTTTTACAACAACAATTAGAAACAGGTCGTATTACAGAAGAGCAGCACAAAATATACACAGAAACTATAAGTGAAGTACAGCAAGCTATGGAAGGTAAGCCTACCCATAACTTAGACAATATGGGTAAGACTGAGCTTGTAAGTAATGCTTGGTTGTATAATACAAGTAAACGTAGACTAGAACAACAAAAAGAAGATATTGAATCTCAAATTGCAACTTATGAAGCTGCAATGGAAGACGGTAGTTTAAGTAAAAGAGTAGGTAATAGAGAAATTAAAGGTCTTAGAGCTTTAGCTGAATCATCTATGCAAGCTCAAAAAGACTTAATGAAAGCTACTAAAGATAAGATTACAGAGATATACGACAATGCTGAGTCTCGTGAAAAAACTAAAAAGTTTGTTAGCGAAAAAGCTCCTAAAATAAAAGAGTTAATTGCAAAAGAAAAAGAGGGGACTGAATTAACTGAAGAAGAACAAGCTATTATAGATGAAGATGAATTATCAAAAGAATTTTATAAAGCTGAAAAAGAAGCTCAGTCTGTAAATGACGCTTATACTAAAGCAGAAGAAAAAGTAGGTAAGAAAATGGAAGGCCATGAATTAGACAAAGCACAGTCTGTTGATGGTAAATTTGTATTTATAAAAGAAGATAAGAAAGATGGTTCTGTTAGTATTATAACTGTAAATGAAGACGGTACAGTTGAACAAAAAACTGATAGAATAGATGAAGCTATTGATGAGGTAGATAAAGAAATTAAAGAGCAGCAAGAAAAAGAACAAAAAATAGAAGAAGAAACAGTAGAAGGTAAAGACGAAGAAGTTACAGAAGATGATAAAGAGCAGACGCCTGAAGAAAAAAAGAAAATTAAATTACCTGATTATCTGAAACCTTCTAATATAAAAGCAAGCGCATCTTTAGTAAAAGACGCTACTGTTAAAGTTCTTAAAGCATTCTTTAGTAAAGAAAAAGCTATTAAAATATTAGATGTTGTAGAAGCTGCAGCACATAGAAGAAAAGTCAGAAGAGCAATTAAAATGGGTGGTGGTTCTGATATAACACTAGCCAATTTATATGCAAAAAAATCTGCTGATGGATTAATATCTATACAGTTCTTAGATGAAATATATGAACACGGTGAAGAAGCTGCTGCATATGCAATGGGTCTTGGTGTGTTCGTGAATCCTAATGCTGCTACTGAAGCACCAGAGGAAGCTATATTTCACGAGAACTTCCATATATTTAGAAAGCTTTATGGTCATCTACCTGAAGTTAAAAAAATGATGAGAGCTGTCGTAAAACAGCCTGTTTATAAGATAACTAAACTACAGTATCAAGAACACATTCTTTATGCTGTGCCAGATGGAACTGGAAAAGTAAAATACATTACACAAAGAGAAGGTCTTGAAATATTAAAAAGAATACAACAAAGGTCTGCACAAACAAGTTTGTTTAGTGTAATTACTACATACGAAGATTATTTGTATGAAAATAAACTAGCGCCAAGTGAGGAAGCACAAAAATCTTTTTACGAGTATTCAAAAGACATTTTAGAACAAGCTGGTTATCAAGAACTTAAAGACTCTGCTCAAGTAAACATACAAGACGAAGCGTTGTCTAAACTTGGTGGTTTATACGGCTCTGTTAACCAAGACATATTTATTAAAGGTCAGGCTAAAAAGACTTTTAATGATGCCATGAGTTCTTGGAAAAATAAAATTAGAGGTTCTGTAACAGAAGAAGAAGCAGCAAGTGCATTCCAAGTTATATCTAAAGGGCTTTACGACCAATCTAAAACTAGAAAAAACCAACCTACTTTAGAAGAACAGTTTTCTAAGATAAACGAGGTTATAAGAAAAAATAAAGCTAAGTACGGAAACTTTACAAGTTCTGCAGAAGCAAGACGAAAAATACTGATTAAGCGTAAAGATGTTCTTAAAAAAGCTTTTGATTTATTACAGGCTAATGAAGGAGCTTCTATGCAAATAGCTGAAAGCTATGCTAAAAATAGTTTTGATAGTCTTGTAGGTAATAAAGAAGATTTATCTGATGATGAGTTAAAAGCTTTTATAGAAGATAAGTTAAATCTTAAAAGTAGCGTTAACATAGCATATAAAGAATTAGTTCGTCAAATGCTAACAGGTTATCGTTATAACTCTCCAGAGTACGTAATAACAAAAGAGATACTACTTGACCGAGGTAAGAAGATTAAATCTGCTATATACAATCAGCATAAACAAGCGTTGCGTAACAAGTTAATACCTAAATTGCAAGGTGCTATTAATAAAGCTGATAAAGAGGATTTACAAAGATTACAAGATAAGTTTAAAAAAGCAGAAGAAATATATGGCACACACGATGAAAATGGCGCAGAGTTAAATGCAGATGATGATGCAGTATTCTCTATGCTTTTAGATGAAAACCCTAGACAAATATCTAATAGACTTAGAGATGCAATAGAGTTTCATTTACGTCGCGAGTCATTTACTATGGATGGCGAGCCAATATCTAAAGATAGATTACTTACATATTTAATTGATTATGTACATCAGTACAAGACTAAAGATGACTTTATAGAGGCTGCATGGGATTTAATCGAACTGTCAGAAAAAGCTGTAGTAACTGAAGAAGAGATGCATTTATCTAACTTCTTTGCGTTCTTAACACAAGAGTTAGATATAATACCATTTTATTCTCCATTAACATCGAGAGGTGCAGGTATTGCTTATGGTACTATACTGGCTGGTTTATATAACCAAATGAACTCTATGACTATAGAGAAAAGTATTTTGCTTACGCAAGATGGTCATAGAAATGCATCTTCTATACAAAGCATGAGAAGGGTAACAAATCTTCTCGAAGATGTGTTGATGTTAGACAATGAGTTTTCTATACCAGGAAGAACGTCTAAGACTAATTTACACATGTTGTCAGCTTGGCAATATGAAGGTGCAACACACGCATGGCAACAACGAGCAGTCGACCAATATCAAAAGAGAATGAAATATTCTCAAGATATAGCTAATATAATATGGTCTGATATTACTAATGACACAGACTTAATACAAGTAATTAACACTTATTTCTTGCCTTTAGGTAGCGATGGAAACAATAAAGTATATTCTTTCAATACTAAAGCTTTAGATGAATACAGAGTTCATGATGAAAAATCAGGACAAAACTTTACTCTACGTGAATACTTCAATAAAGGTAGATTAAAAGAAATGTTTTGGGAATCTATTTCTATTCAATTCCCACAAGGTAATGAATGGAAAAATAGAATGAGCTTAGAAGCTGCAAAGAATGATGCTGTGTTAAATGTATTTGGTGCTGTATTTAGAAACAGACCTGCTGTAATAGGTGGCTCTAAACTAAATATAACACGTGAGCAGTTAAAAGAATTAGAAGATGAATTCTTTAATAGATTAGAAGATGCGTATAATAACACAGAAAAGTTTCCTTTAGAATTAGAAAGAAATGTTCAGTATGTAGAAGAGCTGTCTTTAGAGCCCACATTAACGTTTGTCGATAAAAGCATTAAGTTATCTGAATACTTAAGAAATGATAATGTTACTGCTTATGTAGAAATAAATCCTTTGTCTACTGATAAACAAATAAACGAATTATTAAAAGACTTAAATGTAAGTTCTTTAGATGAAGCGTTAGAAATGTTTGGTTTAGATAAAAAACAACTAGAAGCTGGTAAAGAACTTATTTATCGTAGAGTTAAAAAAACTTGGACAAAAACAAATAGAAGTTCTATGTCTATGTACCCAGGTAAAACACCTAAAGAAGGACAAAAAGCTTTAAACCATACTGTATTCAATGAGTTAAGAGGACATAGAGATGTTGCAAAAGCCGTTATAGCTACATACAATGCGGAGCATGATAAAGGCTATATGTCAACTATTATTACTCAAGAAGGTAAATCCTTAAATAAAACAACACGTAAATATTTCTTAGAATATAATAAAGAGTCATTAGAAGAGTATTTAGAAAACGACCCTGACGGATTTGCTAATTTATTTAATGCTGGTAGTATTACTAACCCATACGCACAAGCTATGGCAGACGGTACTTTTACTTTAGATTACCGTTCTTTAGATGGTAGCGAAGTAACAGCATCAGATAGAGATAACATACTTGCATCAGAAGTAACTCAAAGTGATATAAACGCTATAATGACTGCTATGAAATCTGGTGGTACATATTTACAAGTCGTTCGTGATTACTCTGATAAGTCTAGAAGATATTACGTAAAAGTAAATGTACAAGCTAAACATAAATCATCATATACAAATTTCTTAAATAAAAAAATTAAGAAACAAAAGCCAGAAAAATATGCTTTGTATGAAGATGTTAAAAGCAAACTAAATAGTATAACAGACGAAAAAGAATATAACAATCAATTACAGTTATTAAAAAACCTTAAAACAGAATTTATAACTGATTGGTTAAAAAGCAATAAAGCTATACAAGCACAGTTAGATTTCGTAAGAGATTATCATGAAGCTCAGACGAGACAACTTATAGAAAATCACAATAGTGATTCAGACTTTAATTTGTTTGACGTAGCTAGTCAAGAAATGATAGATTATTTAGTAAGAAAAAATAATTTATTTGAAACACCATATGAAATAAAAGGATATGGTAAAGAAAAGGCTAGAGGTAAAGGTCAAATGAATTTATTATCTACTAAAGCTTTTGAGCAAACTATAGATGGTAAAATTTATGATTGGACTAATGTAGAAACTCATGCTAGAATGATAGCTGAAATGAATACGGATGAAGAAGCTGCTTTAGCTTCTATTAACTATTCTATTAACAAATTCTATATACAAGATTTACATTCTTTTGCTGGTGAAGAAGGAAGCTTTAATGATAAAAACAAAAGAGCAACAGGCTTTATAGCACCACATGATTCTTCTTATAAAGGATATAGAGTTGAACCTATCATATTTGAAGACCCAGTTATAGGGTTAGAAGACCAAGTACAAAAAGTACAAGTAATAGATTACGAAACAGGTAAGCTTAAAGAAGTAGAATTAACACCTAAAATGGCTGACTCTGCTTCGTACATTACTATGGAAGAAGCAAATAAAATATTAGATACACAAGGTGGTTTATCTGATGTTAAGGGTTCTTATAAGCTTGTAGGGTTTGGTAGAAATATAGACAACAAAAGAATAGCATCTTTATCAGGTAGTAATTCTAGTCAGTTTTATTTCAAAGGACACACTATTGTATTAAACAATAAAGTAAAAGGTCCTTTAGCTGGTGTGTATAGAGTATTAAAATCAAGAGAAAAATTCTATGAACAAATGGGTCTTAATGACCACAGAGTTATTGCTTATGATGGCGAAGCTGTGAAAAAAGGAAAAATTACAGGTGTTAATACGTTTACTTTAGACCAATTTCAAGACAAAGAATTTGATATAAATCTTGAAATGGATAAGTGGTCATACGATATAGCTAATGATATAAGAGGATTTGATGGTAGATTTATAGGGGTACAAAATGAATTAGATAAAGAAGCGGTAACATCTACTGTAGCTAAACAAGGTGTGTCTAATATAAGTGTGTTTTTAGACCATTGGAGCGCGCCTGTAAGACAAGCCTCTATGAAGGTTATGAAAGCATACGCAACTGCGTTAAACTTGCAATTTGAACAAGAGCTTGAAGGAGTGTCTTTTGAAGATTTAGCTAAACAAGATTTAAATTCATCATCAATGCCTATTATACAGAGAGTAATGTTCTCTGAAGGTAAAACAGCATTGCAAGTAATGCGAGATAGGGCTATAGAATTAGCTAACTCTAAAATAAGAAAAAAAGGTTTTAAATTAAGAACAATGGGAACATTGTCTTTACAAGAATCTGATATTATACAAGGTCATGAATTCGATGGTAATAAATTAATAGAAAATGATAACACATTAAAACCATTAAGTGTAAAAGAAGTTGATGGTAAAATGGTTGTTGAACATGCAGAAGCTATTATTTCTAAACATATGGCTAGAGAGCTTAATGTTAAAGAAGGAGATTTATTTGTGGCTACACGTATACCAGCTTCATCAGCAGGTTCTACTATAGTGTTAAAAGTAAAAGGTGTATCACCTAAACCAGGTAACACAATAGCAGTAAGTGCAAAAACTTCTGAAATTATTGGCTCTGACCTTGATGGTGATATGTTACACCTTAACGTATTAGATAAAGGTAAAGACTTATCGCCATTACAACAAGCAAAAAACGATATAGTACAATCTATTATAGACTTGTATTCAATGCCTGAAACTGTAAACATGCTTGCTCAAATAATTGAATTTGAAAAAAACATTGCAGAGCCTACTAATCAAGCATTGTTTGGTGACAAAAAAGGTAGTTCAGATATATCTAATGACTTTACTATTTTGGGTGCACAGCAAACTTTTGAAACAAGTAAAGGTAATGTGCCTATGATTAGTAATATAGCCGCACAAAACCTTACATATAATTATATAGCGCAGGGTAATCCAAGTTTGTATTTTGCTAACGAACCTATTGCAATTAAACATAACAATAAACAATATGAAAACCTGTCTAATAAAATAGAAAAAGACGGGACAGGAACATTCTATGAGTTATGTAATTATTTAAACTTAGTTTTAGATGATGGTAAATACGGTAACAGAGCAAAGTTTCAGTTTGTAAAAGAAACAGCAAGCCAGTTTATTTCTTTAATTAAATACGGAATGAAGCCAGCTGATATATCTGTGTTTTTAAAGAAGGCTAACTTCCAGCAATATGCTAATTATACAGGAAAAGAATTAGCAGAAGAGACAGATTCAGCTATTCGAAAACTTTATTCTAAAAAATTTAATGTAAAAACAACTCCAGCATTATCTACAAGCGAGCTTATAGGCGCTGTGTTTAGTAAAGAAGGTAGAATTGTATTTGACTTATCTAAAATAGATGGTAAGTCTGATGAAACAATTATATTTTATTATGCAACTAAACAAATAAGTCAAGACATATTAGATTTAAGTTTATTTGTAGGTTTAGATAAAAAATTTAGCGCAAACCCTATTGGTTCTTTAATAGAACATAGAACAGCCGTAGAAGCATTAGAAAGACAACAAGACATACTTAAAAATGTAGGAACAAATCATCCTGTTTTTTCTAGACATCGTAGAGTTAATGAAACTTTAATAACTCAAAATTTAGAAGAAAGTCCAGAGTTAAGTAGTGGATATGGAGCAGGTATAATAGGTCAAGGTGTAATAGATAGTATAGATTCTGGATTTACAGGAGAAGATAAAGGAATTTTTAATACAGAAATTCTGAAAGCTGAAGATATGGTAGACGATACATTAATATCTTTATATAAACAAGGGCCACATGAACTTGCTGATAACATAGAGTTAAATGACAAGATAGTTAAGTCTTTGTATTTATCTAGAGTTTTACTTCATTCAGGTTACAATATAAATGATAGGATGAATTACTTGTTTGATAAATTTAATATCGCTGATGGTATACCTATGAGCGAGTTTCAAACGTATGGTCCTATTAAAAAAATGCACTTACTTACAAGTTTAGTCACTAACAGAATAATAGAAGGTGTAAGAAAAGGAGAATACGAAGGTAGTAAATGGTTTGGTGAAGATGGTATATTAACATATACAAGTAATTTAGCTTTAATGACAAATGCTAATGGTACACCAATGCCTGTGAATTTTTATAAAACAAATTTAGATTTACAAAAAATACAAAGAGATTTAGAGTTCCCTGAACAAGTAGAGTTGTATAGAAAAAGCTTTGAACAGCTACCAACAGAAGTGCAGGAGTTTTTATTGTTAACAGATTTTATAAATACAGGTTGGGGTGCTAAAGATTCTGCTAAGTCTATGGTTCCTTACATGAGCAAGGCTATGTCTAAAAAAGTTAATGGTTGGTTTGAAAAAGTTCAAAACCCTGAGGTAAGTACTTTTGAAGGCGACATGAAACTTATTAAAGAAAACTTAAAAGGCGTTGTAAACTTTACTGGTATAGATTCTATAGATAATAGAAGAATAGCTTTATTATTAAACTTAGGATTAAATGGTGCAGACGTTAAGGTTCGTTTAAACAAAGCATCAGGTCAACCACTTGTAAGCAATCCTTACAATGGTTTGTTTAAAATAAAATCTAAATCATTAGATGGTACAGGTATTCATGTAGAGTCAGTTGTTACATACGATGGACATGAAAAAACAACTGCTTATGATAATTATAGAAAACCAGGGTTTAATGATAAATTTGTTTTCCCAAAAGGTAAAGGTATAAAGTATATAAATTCATGGCCAGAAGCTTCTTTAATACAAACATTTGCTGCACTTACATCAGGAGTAG